ACAATATGGACTCCAGTATCAAATGCATTTGGTTCTAACTCTATGCAAGTAGTCTCAAGAGAAGATTCAAAAAATCTCACAAACGTATTTTTTAAAGAAAAACTTTCAATGGCGAAAATGCAAGAATTATGTTATCAAATGTCTTATCCTGTAGAAATAAAACAAGGACAGGCATGGTTATTTGACCAAGATCACTGGCATGGTAACATAAACAATACTACAGGAAAAACTCGTATTGGTCTTGATATACGAGCGATGTATAAGGGTACAAAATATGGTTATCGTAAGCCTGGTAGTTATTTCAGATTTCCAAACACTATAGTTGAAACTCCAAAGATAGACATCAATAGACGTTGGATTGTATTTAATGACCCTGCTGGAGATTATCTTGGAACTATGCCATTTTATATAGCAAGAAGTTTTATAGAGAACTATGTGGACAAATTAGGAGTAAAACCAGTAGGGTGGCATAACGAATATACTCTTACAGACTGGAATCCTCATCTAGAATTTTTTATCAAGGAGACAGAGGTAGAAGGAATTGCTTTGTTAAGTATGCATGGATTAAGCAGTTCAATAAATAGAAGGATAGAGTTATTTGAGCAGTGTGTGGACAAAGATATACATGTTCTATTCTGTGATGAGAACTTCCTACTTAACTCAAAAAAAGGATTAGACTATATAAAGAGATGTTTAGAATTTTAGAACCTATTAAAATTACTATAAATACTGAAGTCTTTTTCAACGTAAAGTGGGAAGACTATCGGTGTTCTTGTATTCAACACCAAAAAATAGAACAGGCAGATTTACGCCCAGACAACAATATGCCGAAGTCTTTAGTGTTAGACAACACTGCTATTCATCAAAAGTTTTTTGAAAGAAGTGAGGTTGATTATGAGGAGCTTGGTAAACAAACAAACATAGAGGTAGTTTCTGTATCTGTAATTAAACAAGAACCAGGTAATATTATACCAAAACATAGAGACATGTTCCACAAGATTACTACAGCGTTTCCAGATAGGAAAGAAATGAAGGTTAGGGCAAATATATTTCTAGAAGATTGGAAATCTGGACACTATCTAGAATTTGATGAAGAACCTTGTACACATTGGAAAGCTAATGAAGGTTATATTTTTAACAACCAAGTGATACATTTGTCTGCAAATGCGGGCCTTGAAGATAAGTACACCTTACAGGTGTCGGGATTTTATTATGGTAACACGTTACACAAATCTACCAGACAATAAAGATAAACCTTTTGGAGGTGCATATAGCGTCTATGATACCGAAACGGTAGAGCATAGAAATACTATTATTAAAGATTTATCTTGGCAAAAGAGAAGTCCTGATGAAATAAGAAAAGAGTTTCTTAATACCTATATAGAGTGGATGCCTTCAACCCACAATTTAATTGGGATTGAGAAATATACTCATGCCTGTTTTACACAAGGCACAACAGAGTCTTTTGCACAATTTTATATTCGATACAGGAATAAGAAACTAAGGCTTGCTAAAGGGGAATACTTTTATCACCAAATGATGCACGGACTATGGTATGAGAAATTTGCGTGGTTAGAGGAAGAAGAAATAAAACAAGGCGATGTATTATTGATTAGCGTACCTTTCTCCGATACAGGAGCTGTTCCTGATTATTTAGAAGATCTTTTAAACACTTGTGATGAGAAAAATGTACCTGTTATGATTGACCTAGCTTATATCAATCTAGCAAAAGGACTAACCATAAATTTAGAACATCCTTGTATTGAGTATGTTGTGTCATCTTTATCAAAAGTATTTCCTGTAGAACATCATCGAATAGGTATTCGTCTTCAAAGAAAAATGTTTGAAGATCAACTTTATGTGATTAACGAAGACAATTATAATTATATAAATTTGATGAGCGCACATTTAGGCGCAAAAATGATGAAAGAATTTTCAGCTAGTTATATTTACGACAAATATAGAGACGCACAAGATTATTATTGTAATAATTATAACGTAGAGATTTCACCTTGTGTATACTTTGGTATTGATAAATTAAATCAGTATCCAATTTATAGCAGAGGGAATGATACAAATAGACTGTGTTTTTCTAGAGTTTGGGATGGGAGAATGAATGAGTAATTGCAGCAATGAGTGGGATCATTTAGAAGAAGTTATAGTAGGTGCGGCAAACGGAAGTAAGATACCTACTCCAACAACGAGTCTTATGAGTTGTGTATATCCCGAATATGAGAAAGAATATATTGAAACCTTAGTAGGTACTTGGCGACCAGAAATTTTAAGAGAGCAAATTGATGATCTAGAAATTCTAGCCCAAACCTTAGAGCAGCTAGGGGTAAAAGTTTATAGACCTGAAATAGGTATAAATACCCTTTTTGATTGGCACTGGCACTGTCCCAGAGATTTAACCTTAGTAATAGGGAATAAAATAATTGAAACACCAAGTCCTATTGAAAATAGAAAAAACGAAAATAAAGCTTATGAATATATATTTAAAAAGTACAACGAAGAAAAAGGATACGATTGGATAAAGGCAGCAAGACCGAGCTTTAGAGATGAAAATTATCAAACAGATGATATAAATAGAAAACCTACGCTTTTAAACAAAGAACCTATGTTTGAAGCTGCAAATTGTATGAAAATTAATAACGATATTCTTTATCAAATTAGTAATACAGGAAACGAATTAGGAGGACAGTGGTTACAAGAAATTTTAGGTAATGAATATAAGGTGCATATTTTACATGATTTATATTCTTATGCGCATTTAGATAGTACTATTATTCCACTAAGAGAGGGATTAGTTTTATACAATGCTAGTAGAGTTACAGAAGATAATCAACCAGAGTTATTTAAATCTTGGGATAAAATCTGGATTGACGAATGTTATTCTGCTCCTAAAAAATATGATGTCCCTTGGGCAGCAAGTGAGTGGATTGGATTAAATCTTTTGAGCGTAAATCCAAATTTAGCAATAGTGGACAGAAAACAAAAACAATTAATAGAAAAGCTAAATAAACACAAAATCGAAGTCATTCCTTTGGAACTAAGACATGATAGAATTATTAGTGGAGGTTTCCATTGTGTGACTTTGGATTTGAGTAGAAAAGCAAAGTAAGAACAATAGTTATTGACTACCTGTATGTAGTGTAGTATAATATATTATATACAGAAAGGAAATAACAATGAACACGAAAGCATGGGATGACTTATCTGCTATCGAAAATAGCACAACAGTCCCTACAAATTTACTACTAATAGATGCTAATAACTTAGCATTTAGATGGCTACAAAGAAAGAATGTCGATAATTTTACTGAAGACTTTATTAGAACTATTGAGAGTTTAGGTAAAAGTTATCTTGCAAAACGAATCATAGTTTGTTTTGATTTTGGTAGAAGTTACTATCGTAATGAACTTCTTGGCACTTATAAGGGTAATCGTAAAAAGCCTGTAGAGCCAGAAGAACAAGAAAAGTTTGACAAGTTCTTTGCTTGTCTAAACATAATTCCCGACGAAATTCCTTTTGAAAATTATAAATTCCGAGGCATTGAAGCTGACGACATTATTGCTTATCTAGTCAATAATGTAAGTGAAGGCTATGAGCATACATGGATTGTTTCAAGTGACCGAGACTTGTATCAACTTATGAATAATAATGTTTCTATTTTCAATATGTTTTCTCGTAGAGAAGTAACTCAAGATACTTTACTTGAAGATTTTCAAGTAACTCCTAGTGAATATTTATTGTCACGGATAATTGAGGGTGATAAAAGTGATAATATTATGGGGGTAGAAGGAATTGGGCCAAAGCGTGCTCAGGCACTAGCTAGAGAGTATAAAACATTTTCTGATCTATTAGATGCTCTACCAATTACCCCTGCTAAGTCAAAATATCTAAAAAATCTAAATTCAAGTCAAGATGTGCTTATTAGAAATGAAAAACTAATCAATCTTAAAAAGTACAACCAAGAAAGTATTACAGCAGGTAAATATGGAGAAGAAGCTTGGGAGGAGTTAGTTAGTGTTACAGCTTAATGTAAAAATTGAAAAAGGAAGTTTAGCGCGAACTTTAGAAGAAAAGCTTGGAATTAGTTGGAACTTACAACAACAATATCCTTTTGATGCAGGGTATGATTTGCGAGCTTGTGAAGAAGAAGATGTTATCATTGAGCCAAATAAGAGAGCTATTGTTGGAACAGGTTTATATTTTCAAATTGAAGAACCTTATTGGGAAATTCAAATTAGACCACGGAGTGGTTTAGCCTATAAAAATGGAATAATGGTTGTTAATAGTCCTGGAACAGTAGACTTCGCATATAGAAATGAAGTTAAAGTAATTTTATATAATTCTGGAGAAGAAACTTTTACAGTATCTCCAGGAGATAGAATCGCCCAAGCTTGTTTTAGACCCGTGCCGCAAGTTTGGTTTAACTATGTAGACGCTATTGAAACTAGTGTAGTTTTATCTCAAGGTAATAGGTGGGTACAAGAAGAAAAAATGAAAGAACGTGGTATTGTAAAAAATAAGGGAGAAGCCGTAACCTTAGATGAACAGAGTACTGAAGACCTTATTGTTACCCGTGGAGGTTTTGGAAGCAGTGGGGTTAAGTAAGTATTATAAAAATGCAATTTTTTGGTTATTTTTTGTAACTAGTATTTTACTTGTTACAGAGGGAACCTTATTGTATTACAAACTAATTACAATATTTGAAGCCTGCGTTTTATTTAGCACAAATATTGTAGTATATAGTTTAATTTACATGATTTATCAATTAAGAGATTTAAATAAAAGATTAAAAGCGTGGTTAAGAATATGAAAGTAAAATTAATATCATACTCACAAGGTATGCCAAATCAAATGATTATATCTCCAGCACCTGACGTAGATACTAGTATGCAAGAAATGATCGCCTACTGTGCAAGAGTGAGTAATCCTTCTAATCAGATGAATTCTGAAACATCTGAAAAACTAATTAGATATTTAATTAAGCACGGGCATTGGTCCCCACTTGAAATGGTAAGTGCTTGTTTAGAAATTGAAACTACAAGAGATATTGCTCGTCAAATTTTAAGACATCGTAGTTTTTCTTTTCAAGAATTTAGTCAGAGGTATGCTAACCCAACTGAAGATTTAGAGTTTGAAACAAGAGAAGCTCGTTTACAAGACGAAAAGAATCGACAAAATTCTGTAGATACAGAAAATGAGTTTCTAAAAAAAGAGTGGGAAATTAGACAAGCTAATGTAATTGAACAAGCGAAAGAAGCATACACATGGGCAATTGAAAATGGAATTGCAAAAGAACAAGCGAGAGCAGTTTTACCAGAAGGTAATATTGGAAGTAGGTTGTATATGAGTGGGACTTTACGTTCTTGGGTTCACTATATTGAACTTCGTAGTGGCCACGGAACACAAAAAGAGCATATGGAAGTAGCACGTGCTTGTGCAGAAGCGCTTGCCCCTGTATTTCCAATGATTAAGGAATTTGTTAACGAATGATTTTGTTTTTAACTCAATACTATAACGGATTAGGGCATAGTATGAGAATAAAACATATAGCGGAAGAAACTGCAAAACTAACAGACTGTTGTGTAGTAAATCACTTATTTAAACCTCCTATAGAAATAAGAGGGGTAAAAACTGAGTATACTCTAGTAAAAGACGAGGATTATGATCACTCTGAGTCTAATGTTTTTAAAGCATTAATGAAAGAGTCTCTTATACTAAAAAGAATTGCAAGATGGAAAGAATTTTTAGATACACATCCTATAAAGTTAATTGTGTCAGAAGGTTTTCCTTTTTGTAGACATCAGTGGGCATTTGAATTGTTTTCTTTCTTTGAAGCGGCAAAAGAAAGAAATATCAAAATTGTTTGTAGTATTAGAGATTTTCCTTGGGATGAACCACACGAACAAGGGTTAAAAGATTGGGTAGCTAAGACACAAAATTTAGTAGTTAAACAATACTTAGATAAAATATTAATTCACGGAGACCCAAAAGTTTTACCTTTACTACCAGACTCTTTAGCATTCTGTAGCCCTTCTTTATTAAATAAAGAAATTGAAAATAAGATTGAGTATACAGGATACGTAACCAATCCAGAACAAGGAAAGCACGAGAGAAAAAATAACCGAGTGTATGTAAGTGTAGGGCTAAATAAAGAAGAAACACTGTCTATCTTTGCTAATATTTTAAGAGCTGCTAAAAACTTTCCAGATTTAGAGTTTGTAGTTCTACTTGCTAATAAAAAACTTAAAGATAGAGTAGGACAAAGAAAAACTAAAAATATCCTATTAGTTGATTATATACCTAATTTAGCTAAGTTAATTGAATCTAGTGCTATGTTTATTACGTATGGAGGATATAATAGTACTATGGAAATTATTTCTAGTGGTACTCCAAGCATCATAATACCTAGAGAAGACGGAGGAAAAGTAGAACAATTCGTCAGAAGTTATGTTATGCAACCTTATGATCTTTTCAAAGTTTGTTCAGTTAAAAATTTAAATAATGTATCAAAATATATACAAGATATTCTTGATAATTACGATACATTTCCAAAAAAATGTGAGTTTGATTTAGATGGAGCGAAAAAAACCGCAAGAATCCTTTATTCCTGCAGCCAATAAAATAAAAGAAGAAAAAATTCGTTGGCAATCACACACAATAGCAGATGAATGGAATTGGGTTAAGTATTTTAAGGAAGAGGGCGATCTTAGCTTAGGATTTAAACTATGCGAGAAAAACGCGTGGATAGTTAGAACTTTAGTTTCAAAAAAAGAAAGATTTAAATTTAAGACTTGCAAAAACCTTATACTAGTAGGGTCGGGTATGTATCCCTATAGTTTATTTGATGTTTATAAACAGTATCCTAATATAAATTTGATAGGTCTTGAATATAATAAAATGTATGCTAAAATAAGTAAACTACTTATAGAAACAGCAGGTATACAAGATAGAATAAAAATTATATCGGAAGATGGTAATAATTTTGACTATAGCTTTTTAGGCCATGAAGATTTAGTTTTTTTGAGCGTAGATATTTTATCAAGAAATGAAATATTTAATAAAGTTATACAAACGAGTAAGGCTAGTGTTTATGTTTGTGAACCTAAAAATAGATGGGTTAAAGCATTGATAAAATAAAACCCTCACAGAATATGTGAGGGTTTTTTAGTAAGAATATTCTTTAGGAATAAATCTTCCCTTTTTATATACTTTTACCTTTTGAGACTTCGCACGGTACTGTTTTTTGTAACCACCATCTTTTAAATATCTACCTTTTCGTGTTACTTTCGCACTACGCCCAGGCATTGTTCTTCTTAAAAATTCTGGAGTTAAATAACTCATTATGGATTTTTATTTTTTGATGGGGTGCCGTAGTCTAAACTTCTAT